CAACTCACGAACGGCGACTACGTTGTAAACGTTACCACTACTAACCAGTTTGAAATCACTACCGTACAGACTACAGGTGTAGCTGGCGCTACTGCGACTTCAGTATTGGTCAACTCAGCTGTAGTAGGCGGTGCTGGCGGTGCGGGCACTATGTACCCGTCTTACACTTATCGCTCGCTTAACAATGTAATTAGCGCAGGGACTATTGGCTTGGGCGGTGCTGGCGGTGGCGGTGGCGGTGCAGAACTAACTTCCGGGTCTACGCCTAACTATGGTAAAGGCGGGGTCGGTGGTGACGGTAGCATCGGTGCTGGCGGCGGTGGTGGCGGTTCGTTTGGCACTGGCAACCCAAGTTCTGACGCTGGTGATGGCGGTGCAGGTGGGGGTGGCCTCGTGCTTATAACGTACATCAGACCACGGGCTATTTCGGAAACAAGCTTTATTGTATAGGAGGATTAAATTGATCCGCTCACCATACTTGCTGCTGCCAACGCTGCTGTTGCTGCGGTTAAGAAAGGATGCCAGCTATACAAAGACATCAAGGGCGCAGCAGGTGAAGTTAAGGAAGTACTGGATGATTTAAAAGCGCAGTTCCAGAAGATTGAGAACCCGACAAACGCGCAGAAGATTAAGTACAACGAAGAAGTACAGCGGGTGCAGGAGATTGCTAAGGCCGACCCGAACGATGTGTTCTTGCAGATTGGGGATCAACTCGGCGCGTTAATGGACGAGTATGACAAGATAGGTAAGGTGTTTATCCAGCAGGAAGCAGAAGCAACACAGGTGTATACAGGTGCGGATTCAGTAGGTAAGCGGGCACTGATGCGGGTAATTGTCAGGTCAAGGTTGGATGCAATGCTAGCTGAGCTACGTGAGACGATGGTTTATAAAGCGCCACCTGAACTAGGCGACTTGTGGACTAAGTACGAAAAGATGTGGAAGCAAATTGTAATTGAGCAAGACGAAGCACACAAAGTTGAAACTAAAAAAATACAGCTTGCACGAGCAAAACGTAGACGACTAATAGAGAAGCGCAAGGAAGAAGCATTATGGGTTGGAGCAATCCTTTTCGTAGTGGCGTGGTACGTAGGCCTGCTAATCCTGATACGAACGAGCCACACGTACCGTGGTCTTTACTCATCGCCGTTTTGGTCTTGTGTATTGTGCTAGTGGTTGCGTTACCTGTAATGGGTCTGATGTACATGGACATGAATAACGCGATGTATCAGGCAAAAGAAGAGACTCGCAAGATGCGGGAGTTACGAGCAAAAATTTTGTTAGAAATGCGGGGTGAGCAATGATTTTATTGAGGGGGTTAACATGCTAGATGCTCTATTAAATATCGGTGGCAAACTAATCGACAAACTTATTCCTGATCCAGAACAGAAGGCCAAGGCACAACTTGAGCTTGCAAAGATGGCGCAGGACGGTGAACTTGCCAAGATGGCGAACGACACTGACTTGTACAAGACGGAGCAGAATAACCTGACTGAGCGCCTAAAGGCCGACATGGGCAGCGATAGCTGGCTGTCTAAGAATATCCGCCCCTTGACGCTTTTGTATATCTTGGTCGCATACATGGCGCTCGCTATTTTGGACGCTGCGCTAGTTGACATCGCCGATTCGTTTGTAGAGCTGCTAGGCCAGTGGGGTATGCTGGTGATGTCGTTCTACTTTGGCGGTCGTACACTGGAAAAGATTATTGATATGAAGGCGAAAAAATGAAAGAGAACTTCGATGAAGCCCTGAAGGCCGTTCTTAAGCACGAAGGCGGGTTCGTTAACCACCCAAAAGACCCGGGCGGCATGACCAACCTCGGCGTGACTAAGCGTGTGTGGGAAGAATGGGTAGGTAGAAAAGTTGACGAGAAAGAGATGCGCAGCCTGACCCCTGAGCTAGTGGCACCTATGTACCGTAAGAAGTACTGGGATGCGGTGAAGGGCGATGACTTGCCTGAGGGTATCGACTATCTTCTGTTTGATTTTGCAATCAACGCTGGGCCGGTTAGGGCTATTCGTACCCTGCAAAAAGCTACAGGCCTGACGACGGATGGCATCCTTGGCCCTAAGACGCTAGGCGTACTAAAAGATTCCAGCCGCGAGGAAATGGTGGCAAGATTCAGTGCGGAAAAAGAGGCGTTTTACCGTGGTTTATCCACATTCGATACGTTTGGTAAGGGTTGGCTGCGTAGGGTGGCGGAGACTAAGACCCACGCCGAAAGTATGCTTGCCTAAAATATAAGGTGCTGCCATGCCACTGAGGAAGCTTCAGTTCAAACCCGGGGTTAACAAAGAGAACACTCGCTATACGACCGAGGGGGGCTGGTACGACTGCGACAAAATTCGCTTTCGCCAAGGTACGCCGGAGAAGATTGGCGGGTGGCAGCAGGTGTCTAACGAGCGTTTTTTAGGGGTATGCCGCAGCTTAATTAACTGGGTCACCCTAGTTGGTTACAACCTGATGGGCGTGGGCACCAATCTTAAGTACTACCTCGAACTTGGTGGGGGTTATACCGACATCACCCCCCTACGGGATGTAAACGTACGGGTTAATCCATTCACGGTCACTACCGGCTCTAACATAATGACTGTTTCCGATCCGGGCAGCGGTGTAGAAGTTGGCGACTTTGTAAGTTTTGCCGGTGCAGTAGGACTTGGCGGTAACGTAACCAACCTTATACTGAACCAAAACTTTCAGGTTAAGACCGTCAACAACTCACTAGGTACGTACACAGTTGAGCTGCCGGTAACTGCTAACGCGTTCAACACTAGCCCCGGTGGCGGCACCGTTACAATGTCTTACGAAATACATGTAGGGCAAGCGATTGCGGTGCCTCTGGTGGGTTGGGGTATCGGCCCATGGGGGTCGGGCACGTGGGGTGTAGGTCAACCTTCGGAAGACCCTATCCGGTTGTGGAGTGGTAACAACTACGGCGAAGACCTTATCTTCGGTTACCGTGGCGGGCCTATCTTCTATTGGGATGCCTCTGCGGGCTTCGGGCAACGCGCCTATGACATGTCTACTGAGCTTCTAGGCTCTAGCATACCTACCGCGCAGAATATTATTCTGGTGTCTGACGTATCGCTGTTCGTGCTGTGCTTTGGCGTTAACCCTATTGGCTCGGCTAACATAGACCCGATGTTCATTCGGTGGTCTGACTCGGACAATAGGCTCGAATGGTTCCCGGCGGTCACTAACCAAGCAGGTGGGGTGCGACTATCCGTAGGGTCTGAAATCATCGCTGCCAAGCAGTCTCGCCAAGAGATCGTGGTATGGACAGACTCAGGTGTGTACTCGTTGCAGTACCAAGGGCCACCCTACGTATGGGTGCCTATCCTGCTTGCTGATAACACTTCCATCATTGGGCCTAACGCCGTAGCCTTTGCGAACAACACGCTGTACTGGATGGGCGTGGATAAGTTCTACAAGTACGACGGTAGGGTTAGCACCTTGCGCTGCGACTTGCGGCAGTTCATCTTTAACGACATCAACCTGACGCAGGGCTATCAAATCTTTGCGTCTACCAACGAAGCCTTTAACGAGGTTTGGTGGTTCTATTGCCGTGCGAACGAGACAACCCCGTCTGTGTATGTGATCTACAACTACATCGAAGACATCTGGTACTACGGCTACCTAACGCGCACCGCATGGAGTGACAGCGGCTTGCGTGAGTACCCAGTGGCTGCGGTAGACAACCGCCTCGTAAACCATGAGTTTGGGGTGGATGACGCCACTACGCCTACGCCGGTACCCATTAATGCCTACATATCTTCGGCTGAAACAGACATCGATGACGGGCATAACTTTGGGTTTATCTACCGGGTGCTACCGGACGTTACCTTCCGAGGTTCTACGTCTCAGAACCCTCAGGCAACCCTAACGCTTATCCCTATGCAGAACTCCGGCTCGGGCTTTAACAACCCGCAATCGGTTGGCGGTTCTAGCTCGGCGGGGGTTACCAGAACAGCCACTATCCCTATAGAACAATTCACAGGGCAGGTTTAT